GAGCCTGCCCAGCCCCATCGTGCTGTCCGCTGAAGGTGGCCTGCTGTCCATTCAGGACGCAGACCTGCCCTTCATCGAGATCGCCTCGATGGACGATCTGCGGGAGGCCTACGAATGGTTGACCAGCTCGGACGATGCCAAGGCCTACCAGTCGGTGGCCCTTGACTCGATCAGCGAGATCGCTGAGGTCTGCCTCAACCACGAGAAGAAGGTCAACAAAGACCCACGCGCAGCCTACGGTGCAATGCAAGAGCAGATGGCCGACATCATCCGCGCCTTCCGCGATCTGCCTGGACGCCATGTCTACATGAGCGCCAAGCTGGAGAAGACGCAGGACGAGATGGGTCGGGTGCTGTATGCGCCCTCGATGCCGGGCAACAAAACCGGCCAGGCGCTGCCCTACTTCTTTGATGAGGTGCTGGCCTTGCGTGTTGAGAAGGATGGCGAGGGTGCCACGCAGCGCGCCCTGATGTGCGACAGCGATGGCCTGTGGCTGGCCAAGGACCGCAGCGGCAAGCTGGATGCCTGGGAGACGCCGGACCTCACCGCCATCATCGCCAAGATTGGAGCACGAGCATGAGCGACCTTAAAACCCTGAGCGCCGACTGGCTGCGCCACAAGACCGACGAGGAGAAGGCAGTCACCGAGCGCCGCAAGATCGAGGATCAGATCGTCAAGTTGCTGGCGCTGCCTGAGTCGTTTGAGAGCACCGAGACTGCCGAGCCGCAAGGCTTTGTGGTCAAAATCTCGGGCCGCATCGACCGCAAGGTGGACAGCGACAAGCTGCAGGAGCTGGCCGCTGAGCACGGCCTGACCGAGCACCTGAGCCGCCTGTTTCGCTGGAAGCCTGAGATCAGCATGACGCTGTGGAAGGCTGCAGACGAATCAATCACCAAACCGCTGGCCGGTGCTATCACGGCCAAGCCTGGCCGCCCATCTTTCAAAATCACCATCAAGGAGTAAATCATGGCTTTTCTTGGACAAACATTCGACGCAAACGACCTGCCCCAGAGCAGCAACATCAGCTCACCGGTTCCTGAAGGCGCTTACAACGCCACCATCACGCAGGCTGAGCTGAAGCCCACCGCCGACGGCACTGGCCAGTACATCAAGATACGCCTGGACATCACCGGGCCAACGCACCAGGGCCGGGTGGTGTTCTCAAACCTCAACATCAAAAACGCGAGCGCCAAGGCCGAGGAGATCGGACGCCAGCAGCTTGGCGACATCATGCGCGCCATCGGCTTGGCCAAGGTGACCGACACCGACCAGCTCATTGGCGGGAGTCTGAACATCAAGCTGTCCATTCGAGCCTCTCGCCTGGACGAGAAGACTGGCAAGACGTACGAGGCCAGCAACGAGGTCAAGGCCTACCGCGCTATCAGCGGTGGTGCTGCGCCTGCCTTCAAAGGCGCATTGTCTGCAGCGCCTGCGGCTGCCGCCCAGGTGGCTGAGGCCGCACCGGCAAAGCCTGCCAAGGCCTCGCCGCCTTGGGTCAAGAAGTGATTTTTGGGGTGAATGCGTAGGCTGATACGCAAGCAAGATCATGCTGTTGTGGTGCCAGTGGGCAGATGCGTGAGGCGGAATTGAAAAGCGCCTCGGGCCTGTAAGGCTTCTCTCTGGTTGAGTCCACCGCCGCAAGGTAACAAGCCGGAGATCAGTACCGGCCACCCCACCCAAGAAAAAGCCCCAGCCTCTTGCGGAGGTTGGGGCAAATGGCAACTACATGAAGGAGAACCCAGTGAAGATTCCCGAATCAGAGCATACCATTCAGGCCTTGATTGACAAGGCGCACGAGGCAAAGGCCGAGCAGCCCAGAGGGCACATGGGCTGCAGCCAGTTGGGCCATCCTTGCGACCGGTGGCTGTGGCTGTCGTTTCGCTGGGCTGTGCAGCCCAAGTTCCCTGGCCGCATCCTGCGTTTGTTTCGCCGTGGCCAGATGGAGGAGGCCACCATCGTGTCGGACCTCAGAGCCATCGGCATGGACATTCGCGGCACCTCGGGCAAGCAGACCCGAGTCGATCTTGGCTGCCACGTCTCCGGCAGCCTGGACGCCATCGTCGAGTCTGGCGTGCCGGAGGCACCCAAGAAGCGCCACATCGCTGAGTTCAAAACGCACAGCAAGAAGTCCTTTGATGACATGGAAAAGCACGGGGTCGAGAAGTCCAAGCCCGAGCACTTTGTGCAGATGCAGCTCTACATGCACGGCACCGAGATCGACCGCGCCCTGTACTTGGCTGTCTGCAAAGACGACGACCGCATTTATACCGAGCGCGTGGCCTACGACAAGGCTGTGGCCATGAAGGCCATCGAGCGTGGCCACCGGCTGGCGCTGGACGACCACATGCCGCCACCGATCAGCACGGACCCGAGCTGGTACCAGTGCAAGTTTTGCGACGCGCACGAGTTCTGCCACGAGAGCAAGACCACCAAGCATGTGAACTGCCGCACCTGCGCACACAGCACGGCCACCAAGGCCAGCGAGTGGCACTGTGTGCGCTGGGATGCTGTGGTGCCTCTGGAGGCCCAGCACACCGGTTGCGAGGGCCATGTGCTGCACCCTGATCTGGTGCCGTGGCAGCGCAAGGACGGGCCGGACGAGTTCACCGCTGTGTATGAGATCAATGGCGTGAATCTGGCCAATGGAGACCCTGAGCAGGAAGGTGTGTTCGGCTCTAAGGAGCTGCTGGCCAACGCTGCTGCCTGCGCCAGCGGTGATGCGTTTATTGCCGAGATGCGCAGGGACTTCGGCGGGAGGATTGTGGGATGACTGACGCAGAGATCGCGGGATACATGGATTGGCGCGGCCCAGGCGCTTACACCGAACGCCAGCTAGTACGCATTCGCCGCATCGTCGAGGAGGTTAGGAGGCGCGAACGTGAGGCGTGTGCAAAGGTGTGTGATGACTTAATAGCACCAGATTATTTAGATGGTTTGGAGCAAGCTGCGTGGGATTTTTCTTCTATTGAATGTGCTGATGCCATCAGAGCAAAAGGGCAAGCATGAGTAAGCTGTGGCTGGATAGAACCCTGCTAGTAGGCCCGTTCTTAGCTTTGGCTACCTCAGAAGCAGAGTTAAAAATTTTGGTCAAAGAAGCCAAGGTTGAACCGCCAGAGCACTGGTGCGGCAACTCAAACTGGCACGCTTGCACCCACACCTGGTACAACCCTGAAGGTCTAGTTTGCATTGTCTGCATTAACCTAGAGCACACAAAAAACATGAAGTCAACGCATGTTGCGGCCCTGATTGTTCACGAAGCAACGCATGTCTGGCAAGAAACAAAACAAACAATTGGTGGAAACATCGGCAATGAGTCCGAGGCTTATGCAATGCAAAACATTTGCCGAGAACTATTTGACGCGTACTCCATCCGAGCAAGGGGCCGTGATGCTGCGTGACTACCAGCAGCGAACCATCGACCAGCTTTATGCGTGGTTCGAGGCTGGTGAGCCAGGCAACCCATGCCTGGTGCTGCCGACCGGGTCCGGCAAGAGCCACATCGTCGCCGCCTTGTGCAAGGATGCTTTGCAGAATTGGCCGGAGACCGTGGTGCTCATGCTGACCCACGTCAAGGAGCTGATCGAGCAGAATGCCGAGAAGATGCGCCAGCATTGGCCTGGTGCACCGCTTGGCATTTACAGCGCCAGCATCGGCAAGAAGCAGCTCGGCGAGCCGATCACCTTTGCAGGCATCCAGTCGGTGCGCACCAAGGCCAAGGAGCTGGGCCACATCGATCTGGTGCTGATCGACGAGTGCCATCTGGTCAACCATAAAGACGAGGGAGGCTACCGCAAACTGCTGGCCGAGCTGAAGGCCATCAATCCGCACCTGCGGGTGATTGGCCTCACGGCCACGCCCTACCGCCTAGGGCATGGCCTGATCACCGACAAGCCTGCGCTGTTCGATGCCTTGATCGAGCCGGTGACCATCGAGGAGCTGATCTTCAAGAAGTACTTGGCCACGCTGCGCAGCAAGGTCACCAAGGCCAAGCTGGACACCACTGGCGTGCACAAGCGTGGCGGGGAGTTCATCGAGTCCGAGCTGCAGGCCGCTGTGGATACCAAGGACAACAACGAGCGCGTGGTGCGCGAGATCGTCGAGCTGGCAGGCGAGCGCAAGGCGTGGCTGGTGTTTTGCACAGGTGTCAAGCACGCCAAGCACATCGCCGCTGTCCTGCGCCAGCATGGGGTGGCTGCTGAGTGCGTGACAGGCGAGACGCCAAAGAAGGAGCGCGAGCGCATGCTGGCCGACTTCAAGGCCGGACGGCTGCAGGCTCTTACCAACGCCAACGTGCTGACCACCGGCTTCGATTACCCAGACATCGATCTGATCGCCATGCTGCGCCCCACCATGAGCGCGAGCCTGTACGTGCAGATGGCAGGCCGGGGCATGCGGGTGAAGTCGCACATCGATCACTGCCTGGTGCTGGACTTTGCTGGGGTAGTGGCCACCCACGGGCCGATCACCGCTGTGCAGCCGCCCAAGAAGGCCGGAGAGGGCAATGGTGAGGCACCGGTCAAGGTCT